GCATGATTGCCTGCCAGTATCGCGGGATGCCGCTAACCGGATACGCCAGGAACATACCGATCACGAGACCGCCCCAGTTGTAGTTAGCGCCAGTCGGCGGCGGGGTGAGGCCGCCAACGAGAAGGCCGAACACAGGGGCGAATATTAGAAACGCGAGGACGCGGCCAAACCAGTGAGCGCTGAGCCAGAGAAAGAGTGCCACCACGACAAACAACAGGCCCAGCAGAAATGCGAACACGCCGCGAGCCTCAGTAGCAGCTAACGATGCCGGAGGCGCCGGAGCAGGAGAACGAACTGCTGGCCGGGATCTGCATCGGATAGAACGGCACCGGCTGGTACGGCGTGTAACTCGGCTTCGCGAACAGCATGACGGCGAGCGCCTTATCCTCCTGGCTCATGTTGGACATCGAGCCGGACTGGCAGGCGGTCAGCGCTAGGGCGGCGAGGGCTAGAATGATCGGCTTCATGGTCGGCGTTCCTTTGCTCGATAATCGTCAACGATCCGGCGCAGCAAATCGGCAACCGTGATCTCCAGCCGTTCGGCCTCCTCGGTCAGGAAGGCCCACTGCTGATCGGTCAGCACGACTGATCTACGTCTGCTCATGGGGTGCAGCTTCTACACCCCTAAATCTTGAACGGCAAGAGAAATCTTCCACCATCGTTAGGACTGCCATCGCATGGCCATCGCCAGCCTGTTGCCGCTGCCGCGCTTCGTCGCCTATGCCCCCGGCACCGGGGAACCGCTCATAGGCGGCATGGTCAGAACCTTCGTCCCAGGCGGCAGCACGCCGAAGCAGACCTGGCAGGACGCGGCGCAGACCATACCCAACCCGCAGCCAATCGTGCTCGACAGCGCGGGTAGTGCGCTGATCTATGGCAACGGCCAATACCAGATCACCGTGACGGATAGCTTCGGGAACCAGATACCCGGTTATAGCGGGATCTCCGAGGCCGATCCTATCTCCAGCTTCTGGGCACCGATCCTCCAATCGCCTGACGCGGAAACCGTCGCCACCGCGCTGGACTTCGCCCGCTTGCATGCCACAAACGCCTTCGCCGTCCCCGGCACGTTCGACAATGCCGCCATGCACGACGGCAATTCGTTCATGGTGAACGGCGCGTCGTCCACGACTGAGTTCCAGTTCTCGCACCCTGGCAACTTCTCGACGGAAGCGCTTGCCTCCGGCATCATCGTGCCGCCGACTGCTACCAATTACACCGCGAACGCCTTTGGCGCTTACGTGCAGAACCAGAGCACGATGGCGGCGGGTGCCTCGGCTGGCTTCTTCTACGCCCGCAACACGGTGCCTGGTGCTACCGTCTTTGCGCTCAATCCGCTGGTGACGGATCAGACCAACGTTGGTCTGGCCGGCGTGGCGTCAACGGTGGTCGGCGCCGAGTTCGACATCGGCGCTTACAACCTCGCGACCAAAGCGTACGGCATCAACATGCTCGGCGTGTTTCCGAATGGCACGCCTGCAACTACTATTGCCTATCAGGTCGCCGTTCTAAATTCGCCATGGGCAATCGCATATCTCACCGGCGATGGGGCAGCCGTCACCGGCTTGCAGCTTGGCAGCGTTGCAACGACGGCCAATAGCGACGCCCAGGCAATCAATATGACGGCGCGGGACGCCACCAACACGCCGCACCTTATCGGCATACAGGCAACGCACAACCCTGCCGGCGCCAATCTGACACTGACCACGCCGACAGGCATCGTGCAGACGAGTGGTGGGGTGAGCACGGGCGGCAACGTACTGATCAATGCGACCGCCACGACGCTGATGGGGTTTTTCTCTGGCGGATCAGCCGTTGGCACGATCACCACCAACGGCACCACGACCGCCTACAACACGACGAGCGACTACCGGATCAAAACCGTCACTGGGCTATCGACGGGCGATTGCATCGATGAGTTCACCGTCCACATGGGCCACTTCAACGCGCATCCCGAGCAGACGCTTTCCTTCATGCTCGCCCATGAGGTGCAAGCGGTAATGCCGTTCGTGGTCATCGGCGCCAAGGATGCTTTGAACGAAGATGGCTCGATGAAGCTCCAGATGCTGGATTATTCGATGCTGGTGCCTGAGTTGGTGGCGAAGTGCCAGGTGCTCAAGAAGGCCATCGACACGCTCGCTGCGGACTTTACCGCCTACAAGACCGCGCACCCCTAACCGAAAGGCACACCGATGCGACGATTGAGCCTGATTGCGGCAGCGCTGGCGGCTGCGCTCTGTTCGGTGCCCGCGCACGCGCAGCAGGCGCAGCGGTTGCCGCCCGGCGTGGCGTGCGGCACGGCACAACCGCCGACCGGCATGTCGCCGCCGTACATGGACGCCACCGGCAATCTTTGCACCATCTCCGGCGTGGGCGGCAGCGGAGCATCCGGCACGTCGGGAACACCGAACGAGGCGGCGGTGTCGTGCGGCAACACCACCACCACGCTGCTGGCGGCCGGCGCGGCGACCTCGTTCATCCTCATTCAGAACGCAGGGCCGACGACGGCCTTCGTCAACGTAGCGGGTGCGGCGGCCACGGCGACGGCGGCAAGCCTGTCGCTCACGTCCGGCCAGTCGCTCACATGGTCCGCGGCGAGCGGCTATCTGCCGACAAGCCTGATCTCGTGCATCGTCGCGTCAGGCTCGCAGAGCCTTACCGTTGTGAGCAAGTAGTGGGAAATCTGAAAGGCATTGCGCTTGCGCTGATCCTCGCGCTCGACATCGCACCGGCATGGCCGCAGTCCTATCCGTCGCCGACGTTTCAGAACGTGACGGTGCTCGGCACGCTGACCGCGCCCGGTCTCACTCTGAACCTTGCTGCGCCTGGTCCGATCGGTGGCACCACGCCCAGCACCGGCGCCTTCACTACCCTCTCGACTACCGGCACGGCGACGTTCCCCGCAGGCGGCACGCTGGGGGGCACGTTTGCGGGCAATAAGACGTTCAGCGGCACGACACTGTTCACGAATACCGCGACGTTCAATCAGACGCTTTCGCTGCCATCGATCAACAGCCATTACGTCCAGTCGGTCGGCGGCATGACGATGGTGGCTAATCCGACATGCGCGGGCGCGAACAACATCTGGTGCCTACAGGCCAACCCGACCGGCACGTTCACCGGCAGCACCAATATGATCAGCTACCTGCTGCAAGACGGCGTGCAATCGACCGGCAACAGCGATGGCATCAACATCACGCACAACGTCGCACCGAACGGCACAACGGCGACAGGGCCGCGCGTGACGATGGATATCCTACAGGCGCAGATCGGCACCAAGCAAAGCGGCACGTACACATATAACGGATCAAGCGACGTGCTGCGGCTCAATGGATGGATGCAATCGGGGCTTGGCGGCAACGCTACCAATCACAACGGCAACATGATCACCCTCAATCTCGGCTGTGAGGTCTACCCGACCGCGCAGTTCGTCTCGGGTTGCGTCGGCGCCGAGTTCGACCTGGGGACGATCGGCGGTGCCACATCGTTCCAGCGCATGACGCATGCGCAGTTCGTCGAAGTACAAGGCGACCTTGGCGGCAACCTGGGGCCTCCGTTGGGGCTGATGTTCGCCAACCAGTCATCGGCGGTCGGTTTATGGCGTGGCCTGCAATTCGGCCAGTCATCCGGCACGTTTCCGATCTATCCGTTCGGCGGCATCCTTTCAGTCGAGCCATCCATTAATCGTGGCGCATCTCCCGCGGTTGCCGCGTTCGGCATCGACTTCGGCCAGATGACCTATCACGGGTTTGCCACGCGCCAACCGTTCCGCCAGTCGGTGCCGATCCAGGCGCGCGGAATCAGCGGCGCAACCCGCCTCACCTCGGACGGCCTGGCGGCCAGCGGCTTCCTGCTCGATGTGTCGGTGACCAACAGCGGGACCGGCTGGACCAGCGAGCCGGTGGCGACAGTGACCGGCTGCACGGGCGCCGTGCTCGGCACCGATCTGGATACCAACAATGTGCTGCGCGAGGTGGGGATCTCCAACCCAGGCACCGGCTGCGTGGCCGAGGCGTCGGTCGCGTTCTCCGGCGGCGGCGGCGGTTCGGGCGCCACGGCGCAGGTGCTGGTGACGGGGAATACGCTGAACTTTCCGCCCAAGTCATCGATCAGCGTCGCTTGTACGCTGATTGCCGATACCTTCGCGACAGGCGGGACGGATAGCGTCTCGTGGTCAATTTCCTTCATGGCGACGATGGGCGCGACGGCGAGCACAACGGCGATCGTCGGCAGTCCGACGTGGACGCTGATCGCCGGGACGGCCGGCGCCGCGGCGAAGTTCAGCGGGTCCGCGCCTGCGGTGCCTGCTGCTGACACTACGTTGGGTGGGGTAAATCTCTCGATCACGCCGACCTCGGGAACTTGGAACATCGGCGGCGAATGCACCTTGACCAAGAGCGCGCAGATATGAGGCCGATCATCGTCTGCCTCGGCGTGGCGCTCGCATCATCCGCCGCAGCGGCACAGGCGCCAGCTTCACTCTCGCCGCAGGTCCAGGCGTTGCAGCAGACGGTGCTGGAACTGACCGGGCAGAAGATTGATTGGCAGGCTCGCGCGATCGAATTGCAGGCCAAGGTGGACGCCCTCGAAAAGCAGATTGCGGCGAAACCGACCGAGCCGAAGGAACCGAAACCATGAGACGCATTGCCGCCATCGCTGCCGTACTGCTGCCGCTTGCCGCCTCGGCGCAGACGATCTCGCCGCCGCCGTCCGGCTATCAGCGGCTGTTCGCGAACACCACGTCGTCCGGCAACGGCGCCGATCTGACCGAGGACACGCTGACGAATTGCAGCACGTACACATTGCCGGCTGGGCAGTTGGCCAACGTCAACGACACGGTGCATATCCTCGCCAGTGGTGCGATGGGCGGCACGACGGACAACAAAACCGCGCGCATGAAAGTCGGCGGCACGCTGCTACAGGGTGCAACCGGCACGACCGCCAGCGGCGTCGCCTGGCAGACCGATACGTGGCTCATCAAGCGTGGGTCTAACCAGCAAACCGTGTCGAGCCAGGGTCTAGTGAGCAATACCGCTATCGCGATCATCAATAACGGTGCGGTGGCGATCACCGACACGTCGGCACAAGCCATTACGGTGACTGGTCAAAACACGACCAGTTCGGTTGCTGGGTCAATAACCTGCAACTTCTTGATCGTTGACTTCTATAGAGGTTCGTAACGTGCCTCGCCGACCCGACGCCGGGCTTCCGACCCGACGCCGAGCCGGCCCACCCCGGACGTGAAAGGACGCCCGAGATGACAATCTACAGTGACGCATGACCAGTGCGCAGGAAAGCGAAGCAAGGTTCCGGTCGGGCCTACACATGCTCGGCGTGGCGGCGGCGTTTATGACGTTCGTGGCCACGACGAGCGGTATCGTGGTGTTGATCGTGCAAGGCGGCCGATGGACGCAGAAAATCGATGATGCGTTGCTCGCCATCGCCGACCACGAGCAGGTCGAGACATCGGCGAGGATTGCCGCCGACCTCGCGGAGACCGACGAGCGCAGACGCATCAACGATGCGTTGGCCAAGATCCAGAGCGATCACGACGAGTTCCGCAAATCGCGGCTGAAACCGGAGCCGGTGCCATGACCGCAGCGAACTTCGACGCCGCGATGGATTTCATCTGGGGTCCGACCCGCGACGGCGCCCGCGACGACACAGCGCCGGGGGAGGCATTCCCTACCGTCCGCGGCGTGACGCTGGCGACGTGGGACAGCGCCCGCGACGACGGCATCGTGACGGGCGAGCTTGCCGACGCCACGGATGATGCGCTGCGGGCGATCTACCGCACGCGCTACTGGAACGCAGCGCACTGTTCGTCGCTGCCATCCGGCGTGGACCTGATGGTGTTCCAGCAGGGCACGCTGTCCGGCATCGGCCACGTCGTGCGGCTGCTACAGCGCGTCGTCGGCGCGACGGTGGATGGCGCGGTCGGGCCGGAAACGCTGCGACTGACGGCTGCGATGGATGTGCGGACATTGATCGACGCCATCGTCAGGGCCGACATCGAGTACCTCGCGGCACTCGGCAATGCCCCGCTGTTTCTGCACGGCTGGACCCGCCGTGAGGTTGCCGCCCAGGCCCTCGCCTATCAGTTGGCGCGGATCAAGCCCGCCCCGCCGCCGTGACAGACACGCTGCCCGCACCTGTCGTTCCACCCGTTCCGCCGGACACTGCGGCACACGAACCGTTCTGGGCCAAGCCGTCGATCGGCATCTACACGTTGACGCTGTTCGTGGGCTGTCTCGTGGCGGCATGGGCAACGGGCAACCAGTCCGCGTTCCTGCTCATCATCGGCGCGGTGATCTCGAATGCCACGCAAGTCGTCGCCTACTACTTCGGATCGAGCGCTGGCAGCCAGCGCAAGACCGACATCATCGCGGCCAGCGTCCCTCCGACGCCGCCGCCAACCCAAGGACCATCACCATGATTATCCTCAACCGACCAACCGGCGCCGTCACCGCTATCTTGTGCGCCTCGGCCCTGGCAGCGTTCCTGGCAGGCTGCTCCGGTGGCGGCCAGCAGACGGCCATCGCCTCCGTCTCGGCCTCGCAGGCGTCGCTCGCAGCCGCCGGGCGTGTGGTTCTGGCCTGCTACGCCGAGGCGTCCTGTGCCGCCGTCGCGCCCAAGCCGCAGATTAAGGTGGCGTTCGACGCGGCTTACCTCACCGTCACGCAGGCGCAGACGGCAGCGGACAGCGGCGGCACGCCGGACATGAACGCGGTCACCACCTCGCTGCAAACGCTGCAAGCACTCGTCGCCACGCTGCCCAAGCCGGCACCGAAGGCATAGGAGATAGCAATGCCCATCGCTCTGATTATCGAGATCATCAATGCTCTACTCGCGGTAGCTCCCCAGATCCCTGCCGTCGTGAGCCTCGCGGAAAGTGCCATCGGCATCGTCAAGACAGGCGCTGTCTCTCCTGCGGAGGAGGCAGCAATCAGGGCGCAACTCGACACCGTGAAGGCGTTGGTTGACGCGGGGTGACGCCATGACCGAGGAGCAGCAGCAAGGCGTTGTTGCCAGCGTCAGCACTGGCATCATTCGTGCGCTGCCGGGGCAAATGCTGCTGGTGCTGCTGCTCAACCTTGCATTCATTGGCGGCCTGTTCTGGCTGCTCGCTCAACAGAACGCCTCGCGGGAACGGGCGCTGGTTCCGCTTCTTGCAGCGTGCAGCAAGACAATTCCGCTAGAGGCGCTTCCGCATATCATTCCCAGGCCGGAGCCATGATCCGACTGCGCCACCTCTGGCCGTGCCTGCTGGTGCCGGCGCTGGCCGTGGCGCAGCCCATGCCGGTGGATGCTGCCGGCGGCTCACGTCCGAATCCAGATCCAACGATCCTTGGTTTGGCTTCGCAGGAACGGGCAATTGCCGCCCTGCGAGAGTTGTTTGAATCCAAGATCAAGGCGGTTGAGGATGATATCGCCAGGATAAAAGCCGCTGGCGACTACACTGACCAGAGGCTCCTGAAGAGGCTAGATGACGTGCCGGCATTGATCGACGCTGCTATCAACCATTCGCAAACGCTAACCGCCGAGAAATTCCGGGGCGTTGATCAGCAATTCGCTGGGCGCGACGTGGCCCTCGCCGCGGCGCTGCTCGCGCAGAAAACCTCAGTCGGAGATGCGCAGACCGCCGCCGCCCTTTCCGCCACCAAGCAGGAGGCGGCGTTCACCAAGCAGGTTGACGGTGTGGTCACCACGATCGCGGCAAACCAGCGAGCCAGCGACGACAAATTCGAGGGCATCAAAACACTGCTGGCGAGCGCGGCCAAGAGTAACGACGATCGGATTGCCGAACTCCGCAACTCCGTTAACGACATCCGGGCTGCCGCCACGGCAGCCACGGCGCGTGGCGAGGGGCAGTCGCAGGTCTGGGTCTATCTGGTGGCCGGCGGCAGCCTGCTGATTGCGTTCGCCGGGATCGTGCTGCCCAGGTTGCATCTGCCGCAGCCGCAGCCGCAGCCGCAGCCGCAGTTCTCCTACTGGCCGCCGCCTAACGGCTATCCGCCGCAGCCCGCGCCACAGGTCTCGGTGGTGCCGGTGGTGCCTGTGCCGGTGGTGCCTGTGCCGGTGGCGACCAAGTGACGATGTGCTAGGCTGTCCCGTTACCGAGTATCGTCGTAGGCAGTTGATGCCAGACTGCCTGCCAATTCGCACAGGGCATTGTAGTCGGCCAGCAGTTCGGTCAGATCCTCATACAGCGAGTTGGCGAATGGTCCGGGGCGACCTACCATTATTCGGCCGTCAGGTCTCAGACGGTTCTTGACGCGCTCGGCTGCGGTGGACATGGCGTGCTCCTGTTAGATTTTGATGCCTGGAACGTAGCGGAACCGCATGGGGCCGCTGCTGCGCGATCTGGCCGGCGTGGTCGATCCGCTGTTCCGCTGGGGTGGGTCATTCCCATGTCGCCGGGAGATCCGACAACGCGATCCCTAGTTCCGCTTCCGTCAAGGGCAGATCGCGCAGATATCGGATGACGATGCGTAATCGCTCGATCTCGTCCGCCGCGGCGAGCAGTGCGGTCACCGGATAGCCCAACGCGCGCAGCTCCGGGTCGTCCACGTACTCGCGCAGTCGTTCGGGCGTGATCGGGGGGATGGTCATCCCCGCTTCGTCGGCTGTTCGTAGGACATTGGTTTTGTTCCCTGTTTGGACATTAAGGCAGAATGCAGCTTGCTCATACAAAGGCGTGGTAAGCAAATCCAGTCGTGATCCAGGCGTGCACACGGCTGCGTCGTTCCGTCCACTAAGCGTGCTTTGCGGACGCAATCGGCCTCTCTAGCCGCCGTCGCCACGCGATGAAGTCTGCCAGGCTGTCCAGCACGGCCTCGTCTATCTCGCCAGCTACGATTAGCCGGATATGTTGGCCCTCGCGGGCTTCCGCCCGAAAGACCTCGCGCGCTTCGGTGGGGATAGTTGTCACAGCACCCACAGCAGCAGCACGGCCATGAACACGACCAAGACGACAGGCCACGCCGGTTCATCGTCAGGCATCGGGGCTAGCCAGAAGCGCCTCCACCTTCCGCGCGACCTCTTCGCGCGCTGTGATTGCATTGGCGCTGCACCCGTGCGCGCAGCGCCCCTCTGAGTTGTAGTAGGCATCACCGCAGTTGCATGGCTGCTGGCCGTCCGCAAACCGGATGATCAGTCGCTCCCACGCTGTTCTACCAGGCATCGGTCACTCCTTCCTTCGGCAACCACGATTAGCGGAGGTAGGTCACGCGCGACCGGCGCGTTCGCGCTCTGGTGCGGTCTGCGGATCATCCCAATGCGATGGCGCCATGCCGGCGTCGGTCAGGAACTCGGTCAGCACGTCTTTCATCAGGTCCATGAAAGCCTGCTTGCGTCGCTCGCCGCCTCGGCCGCCGCGCACCGCGCCCATGCCGATCGAGCCTAATCGGATCGCGCCGTCCATCGTCGCCATTGGCGCGGCATAGGCGATCCACCAGTCCCCCTCGACGCGCATCGCGAGGCGCAGATTGCCGGGGTGCATCACTTGCTCAGCCATCGGCCACTCCTGCAAACAAGCGTTTCAACGCACCTTGTGAGATTGTAAATTTTCAATCTGAGCGCTCGCCCAGTGCTCGACATGCGCCGCAAGCTCGGCGGGAGTGGAGTAGACATGCACGAACTCACGGTCAGCAAGTTGGCCAGGGCTGACAATCCAACCGTTTGCCACGCGCCTGATCTGCAAGGTGTCAATCGGCTCAGGTATGGGCATCGGAATGATTCGATCGTTCATCTATGGTCATCGGCCACCTCTGCAAACGTCCGTATGCGCGCGAATACCACGCGCCAGGCTTGACGCGAATCGCGGCGGTTTGCGCTGGTTGGCAAATCGTGTTTGCGAGGCGCGGATGCAGGAGAACCTGGGAAAGCTCGGCCCGCTGTACGTGCGCGAGTTCCCGACCGGGCTGCGCGAGGAGATCGCCGACCTGGCACGTCGCGATGGCGTCAAGGTGGGGGAGTTCCTGACGCAGGTGCTGTTGGTGTGCCGCCAGGCCGGCTGGCCGCGCGCAATCGCTGATATGCAGCATTTGCAAACCGCCGCAAACGGCACCGCGCTGGCCCCTGTGGACGCGCTGGGCGGGCTCATCGCCGCGGCGCTGTCGGTGGCGCAGGCGCGGCGGCAGGCGCCTCGCTCGCGGTTGTTGATCGCGGCAGAGAGGCATCTGACGGCGCGGCTGGGTGGGTAGCCCATGCGGTGTGCCGGATCGTGGCGTCTGCCTCGCGCGGCAGCATCTGGCCGCCGTGAGCGCACCGCTCGCACCGGACGTTGACCAGGCGCCGCACATACCACGGCGCCTTCTTCGCATACCGCCGCTTCACCCAGCGCCACCCGTCTTTCCACCCGGTGTCACGGCATTCGGGGCATGGATTAGCCATCCCGCGCCTCCATTGCCGCCAGCCTGACCGCCCTCCGTCGATCATGCCAGGCGACGTGCTTACGGCTCGTTCGCCGCGCTGCCATCATCAAAAGGGGATTTCATCATCGATGCCGCCTGCCATCGCCGGCTGACGGCGGGTAGCGGGCGCGGCCGACGCGGCAGCCTTCACATACCGCCGGATGACGTTCTTCGCCGGATAGGTGTCGGTCGCCTTCTGCGTCGCGACAACGCACTTGCCGGCGCGGCCCTCGATGTCGATGGCCTCCAGCGTGCCGGTCTTGTACTTCTCCAGCAGCCCACACGACGCGGCAAACTCGTGGATCTTCCAGGCCGCCTTTTCGGACGCGACCAGATAGTCGAACACCAGACGGCGGGCACCGTCCTTGTCATATATCCACGCCTCGATCTTCGTCATCTCGTTTCCGGCCTGGCTGGTCTCCTCGGTCGCCGTGCGGACCTCATAGTCGTATGTGCCATCGGGCAGCAGATTAGCCGACTGCGCCGCCGCCTCTTCGTCGGACATGGGATTGAAGCGCATGGGTGTTCTCCTATGCCGCCAGTTTCATCTTCAACGACGCGATCACCTTGTCGATGATCTCGCCGTCCATTTCGGTCCAGTCCTCGACGCTCGCCTTCTTGAAGCACTTTTCGGCCCAGTCATCCGGCACCTTCACCACGTCGAGCAGGCGCCGGACTTCGGCCACCTGTTCCGGTGTCGCCAGCACGATCGGGCGGGCTTCCTTCTCGATCACGTCGCGCCCGTAGCGCTCGGCGAAGTCGGCATAGGACCAGTCGAAGCGCTCGCTTTCGGGGAACGATGGCAACCGAGACTTGCCGATATAAGCGTAGCGGCTGGCGCCGATCTTGGCGATGCGAAGCACGAGATGCAGGTCGTATTCCACCTTATCCTGGCAGTCCGGCCCGTAGCCGATGACCTCGCGCTGCTTCTGGTCGTTCAGGCCCCAGATTTCCTTTTGGTGCGCGATGAAGATGGCGCTCATGTCTAGGCGGTTCACCCATTTGATCAGTGAGGCGAACTTGCGCGTTGGAACCTTCTTGTAGGCGCCGAACGCATCCTTTGCGCCGAGCGATTCCTGCTCGTCCACCAGCGCCGTGTTCCAGAGCTTAGACACGGAATCGAGCACGACTGTGCGATAGTGATGCTGTTCGGTGGCAAGCGCCTGGATCTGGCCGATTACCACGTCGAAGTCGAGCGATCCCTGGTCAGGACCCATGTAGACACCGCCGGAGTTGCGCAGCTTGGCGCGGTAGTGATCCAGATCGGCGCCGCCCTCGGTGTCGATATAGTAGACGCTCGGGAAGTCCAGGCTCGCCCATGTCTTGCCGACGCCCGGCGGCCCATAGATCAGCACCTTGGGCTTGCTTGGCTCGACGCTTTCCGGTGCGACTGCGACCAGCTTGCCGCGTCGCGGCTTCGTCATAACTCCATCAGGCATGTGCGTTCTCCAGTTGTGGCAGGACTTCGGCGGTTCCTGCGTCCGCGTTCGGTGATGAGGTGCGCCCGCTGTTGCCTTTCAGCGAGCGGCGCAGCTTGCTGCGGCCGTCCTCCGCTGCGGTGATCAGCCGGTCGATCTCGGCGCGGCGGCTTTCCGCATCGCGGACCATGGCATCGAGTTCCGCGCGTCGCTCGCGCAGTGCTTCGAGCAGGGGGTCGGTGGGGTCGGACATCAGTGTCTCTCCTTCGTGCGCCAGTTGCGCAGTGAGCGGGCGACCGCCTCGGCGGCCTGCGCTTCCTGGCGTTCGTTCTCGGCGTATTCGTCCAGCGCCCGGTGCAGCCGTTCGGCCTCGACGCGGACTTCAGCCAGTTCGGCGCGCTGGCGCTTCATCTCGTGGGCGACCAACAGCAGTTCGGCGATGCGGCGTTGTAGCCAGTGGCGGAACGGCGACGGCCAGCGCGTCAGGCGGCCGAGCTTCACGCACCAGCGGATCAGCACGATCTCCGGCGCAGGCTTCGCCTCGGGGGCGATGGCGTCGAGCCAGCGGGTGGTGGTCATGGGGCGCGCTCCTCCAGCGTATCGACCAGGGAGGCGACATCGCCGTATTCTTCCCCGGTCTCGTCGGCGACGCGGGCGATAAGCTGTTCCGTCGAGATGTCGGGATCGGACGCCTCTATGCGTTCCCACGCCTGATTGATCGCCGCCTTGCGGGTCTCTAGCGACGGCCGCCCGTGCTTGCGATCAGCCATCGGTCGGCACCAGGCGGCGGGGCGCGGGAGCGGCGGGTTCGGGCAGCTCACCCGCGTCGATGCGGTGCAGATGGCGAATGGCACGCGAGCGCCATTTCGCCACGCCGTCCACGGCCTCGCGCAGCAGCCGGGTCGTCTCCAGCGCGTGCTCATACTCGATGACGCGGGCGATGCGCTTGGCGTCGGGGTCGGGGTCAGGCTGCATCGGGTGTCTCCTCATCGCAGGATTGGCAGTAGGTGATCCGGCCGGCGTGGGTGAGTTGGTAGCCGCGGACGATGACGGGAAACCATGTGCCCACGCCGAGGATGCGCTCCATCGGTTCAAGCAGGCCCTGTTCGCATAGTTCACGCATAATTTTCGCGCGGGATTGGAACGGCAGGCGGCCTTCGATCTCGGCCGCAAACACTTGCCCCAGCGCCGTCAGCACGCGCTTAGCGGTCATGCTGCGACATCCTCGCGCCACACACCCTCGATGCTGTCGGCGCCGTGCTCCAGCGCCGCGGCGGCGTCCTCGACGGCGGACATCGCCAGATCCCAGGCGATGATCTCGCGCTGGTCCGTGGCCTGATCCGCGGAAATATCAAACGAACTCGCAATCAACCGCATGTTTGCCGCCGACTTGCGCAGCACGTTCAGCCGCGCCTTGCGTGCCACCTCGCTGCGCTCGGCATTGCGCAGCAGCCGGTTGACGCGCAGCAGCCGCATCGCGTGGTGGCGGTCGCGGATGTGCTCGGCGCCAGTCGACGCCCGCCACTCTGCGATGGCGGTCAGCAGCTCGCGCGTGCGGCGGCCGTGCGGCGTCTCGTGGATGCCGGGGCGTGTTTGCTGCGGTTTGCAAACGGGGTTTGCCATCACTCCAACCCCTCGGGCGGCAACCTGAAGAATATCGGGATGCGCTCGCGCTTCGGATCGGGGGGCGGGCCTTCGCGGAAACGCCCCAGGCAACTGAGGCAGTAGGCGCGGCCGTCCTCGCCGATCTCGTCGGCGTAGGTCCGGCAGTAGCAGCAGGCTTTGTACATCACGGCCGGTCGCCGTGATCGCGGAGCCAGCGCGCGGCAAGCTCGGCCTCGATTACCGCCTGCGTCACGCCGCAGCTTTCTCCCAGCGGATCCCACGCCTCAAGGTCGCGGCGGATGTCGTCCAATTCGTCGGTAGGGATCGAGGCTATTTCCGCCATTGCCTGAGCGGCGATGGTGCGGATGAAGTTGGCGCGTAGGGGGGACATCATCAGCTTTGCCTTTCACAAGGGCCGTGCTGCGGATCGCAGGCGCGGGTGCAGGGATCGTCGGTGACGGGGCAGACCGGCGGCATGTGCTCCAGCACCCACGCATCGAACGACCCGCGAGGAACCGCAGGTTCACGGCGGTCGAGCCGTGCAGCGCATGTGGCGCACAGCGCGATGTCGTCCGCGCGACGCGCCCAGGTGGACTGGCAATAGGTGCAGCGCATGGTCACACCACCGACGGCAGGTAGCCGGGCGGCAGCTTCACCGGCAGCCTCAGCGGTCGCGCGTTCGCCGCAGCGCCGGGACGATCGTCTCGCTCAGCAGTTGGTGCAGTGCCGCACGCGCCTGACGCGGCATCCGCGGCGTCGCAATCAGCGCGATTAACGCCGTCTCGGTGGCCAATAGCGCGGCCATTGCCTCGCGCCACGTCAATAATCGAGGGCGTGGCGGGCGTGGCATCATCGGCTCCCGTAAAGGAATTATCATTGCGTGTCGCGATATTGGCGGCGGCGGAAATGGCGTAAGTCCGCGCTACCGGACAGTATATTGTCGCCGGATTAACGCCGTCTTTCGGTGCGAATGTGTACGGTTCGGCGCGGTATTCCTTGCCGTCTGCCGTGGTGCTGTCATATTTGACAGGTGCCACGTCGCAGGCGGCTACCAACGGGCGCGGTTCGCCGACAACTCGTATTGGGAGGTCCGAAGGATGAGGAGCCGGCACGCCCCGATGAGCCGCAGACAGGCCGCACACGCCGCCGAACTGGCGATCGTGCACGTCAGCAAGCGCAGCCTCGGGCGGGCGGGGGAAGGTGGTGGGGAAGGGGAGATCGGGCATGTGGCCTCCGGTGATGGAGGCGAGTTCACCACATTGGTGAATGGTTGTCCAGCGTCAAATCACCGCATCGGTGAAAAATATTCGCCGCCTTCCGTGCAAGCCGCACGGACCCGGAAGTCAGGCCCGCCGCTTCTTCGGCTTGTCGGAAAGGATTTCGATCCCCTTCGCCTTCGCAAACGCGATCATCATCAGTCGCTCGTCATCCGAGAGCAGACGCCAGAACTTAATCCAGCCGACCTCCTCGGGGTTTTGGAGGAACTCGCGGGTATCTGGGCCGCTGTCCGGAAGAAGGTCAACCGGGCGCACGCCAAGCGCGTTTGACAAGCGCGTCATCCATTCATCTGTGAGGCGCCTTTCCGCTCGCTCCAGCCGCGAAAGCTGCTGAAGCGTCGTGCCGGCACGCTCTGCCAACTGGTCCAGGGTCAACCCCCGGTCCAGGCGCAACTTCCGTATGCGGTTTTGCATGCCGCATCGTCGCCAATCCGGTGATTTAGGGTAGCGCCAATCCGGTGAAAGAAAGGCGTTGACAAGGTTCACCATAGTGGTGAAACTGCCGGCATGCGCCTGCGCCAGTATCTCGACGACCGGAAGATGCCCATTCCCGCCTTCGCCGAGAGGATCGGCGTCAGCACCCAGGCGGTGCATCGGTATGTCGCGGGCGACCGCGTGCCACGCCGCGAGGTGATGGAGCGGATCAAGGCCGAGACCGGCGGCGAGGTGCAGCCCAACGACTTCTTCTGCAACCATGAGTCGGTTGCCGCCTGATGCCAGTCTATCTGATCCGCGCAGGCGAGCATGGCCCGGTCAAGATCGGGTTCTCCGAGGATGTCGAGTTCCGCATGGTCAAGATGCAGGCCGACAACCATGAGCGGCTTGTCCTCCTGCGGATTTTTGAGGGCGGCTCGCTCGATGAAGCGTCCCTGCATGTGCGCTTCGCTGACAATCATCTGCATGGCGAGTGGTTCAGCTTCACGGCGCAAATGCTCGGCGACGTTGGCCTGCAAGAGATAATCGCGCCGTTGCCTGAGCCAGTCGTATATGAGCCTGAGCCGATCCGTCCCGGCATGACCGTAGTCGGCCATCGCATCCGCGAGTTGCGGCGGCAGAAGGCATTAACGCAAGCCGTGCTGGCAGCGGTGGTCGGCGTAAGTCGCTCGACACTAGCATCGGTTGAAACCGGACAGGACCAACCCGGGCGCGATCTGTTGCTGCGCCTCTCGGCATACTTCGGAGTTTCGGTTGATTCCCTGATCGCCGAATGCGCCGCATGACCGCGCCGCGCACCTCTGTCACCACAGTCCACGCCGCCACCTGATGGCACGCGCTCAGGACACATGCGGGCGTGCATTGCCGGTTTCCGGCTCGCTCGCTTGTGAGTTAGCACCGAAACGTACATTGCGCCGCCCGCTCCCCCGAGTAGCGGCGCCATCCGCTGCGCAGCGCGGGACTGCTGCGCGTTTCGTTTCCCCCAAACTGACGCGCGCGGTGATCTCCGTCCCAGGTGCCACCGCGCGCGTTTCCTTTCCGTCCGTGTCGTTCGTCTCCCAAGAGATACCCAGGAGCATCCGGTGAGCGTAGGCACACGAATTATCCCACACGACCGCGAGATCGCAGTCGCGCGCGCCGATCTTGGCGATTGCGTCATGGCGGCGCGCTGGGGAGGCCGCAACACGATGGGCGCGCTCGGCGTCGTGTCCGATGCCTACGGCGTGTCGCTGCGGTGGGTGCACAAGCTGTTCTACTCGACCGGCTATGTCGCCATGGACGGCGAGCGCCGCCGCGAGCTCGCATTGCGTGCCGCCGACTTCCTCGACGGCGTGGCTGACCACCTTGAGCGCCGCGCCGAGACGGTGCGCGCCATTGCTGCGGACAAGCGACACAGAGAGGAGCAGCTCATGCTCCCATGGGAACAGGGATGCGATGGCGGAAAAGGCTGGCAAAAATGTGCCGCATGATCGCTGACCGCCTCCGCTGGCACTGGCGAGCGCGGCGATGACCGGCGTATCCGAACGGCGGCAGCAGATGTGGACGGCCGGCGAGGTCGGGCGCGCGATTGCCTGGCGCTCGGGCGGCATGACGATATTGGAGATCGCCACGCTGCTGCGCCGCTCGCGTTCGTCGGTCGATCACCAGGTGCGGAAGGCAGGTTGTCTGCCACCGTGCCGCGAGGCGCAGCCGGTGATCGAGGGTGATTTCGACCGGGCCAAGCGGCTGCTGGCATTGGAGATCGTGCGAGCGCGCGCCGAGCGTGCCACGGCGCCGCTGCTGCGGTCCTGGCCAGCGGGGGTGTGGCCGTGAACGCCGCGATCACTCTGATGTGGGCGGACGGGTTGTCCGCCAGTAAGATCGGCATCGCGCTCGGCATCACCAAGAACGCGGTCATCGGACGCGTGCATCGCATGGGCCTGTCATCGCGTCCGTCTCCACTCGGGGCGGGAAAGCCACGCCTGTCGGTTACGGGCGTCGTCTCGAATCACATCACCATCGTGGCGCCGATCGCCACGCTGCCGCCGCTGGCGAGCGCGCTGGCCGCGAAGAAGTCGCCGCCGGCACCTGAGAAGCCGCGTGCGCCGGAGGTGCCTGTGGCGCCGCCTGTGGTGCGTCCTGAGCCGCGGCATCAATGTGCGTGGCTGGATGGTGAGCGCGGGCACTACCTGCAATGCACATCCATCGCGAAGCCCGGCAGCGTCTATTGTGCATCGCACCATTCCAGAGCCTACGTCCGGCGCTCGTCGCCGATGCAGCCGGAGTGCGCGGCATGACCGGCTACTACACCGTCGTTTACCGCGTGGACGGCGACGGCGCGGCGCACGATGCCTGGTGGCAGGGCGTGCGCCCGCTGTTCATGGCGGATGCCGGCCCGATCAGCGTCGTCAGCATCACGCAGGCCGATGAAGCGCTGCGGCTGGACAAGATCCGTGAGGTTGTCGAGCGGCGTGACACCACCAACATCGAAAAGGTCGATGCCATCCGTGAGCTGCTGGATCTGGTTCAGGTGCCGGCAGCATGACCGGCCGCTATGCGGAGTGCGCGGCATGAGCGATATCGACTGGAAAGCCCGGTTCGCTGCTCTCTGTGAACTCGACGGTGACGATTGGGATGCCGAACACGAGCGTATCGAGGCGGAATGGCTGCCGGCTTACCGGGAGGCGTTCGTATCCATCGCCGTGGCGCGCGGCTGGTCGCGCGAGAACGCCGAGACCTGGCCGGACCAGATAGACCGCGAGGCATACGTGGAATGCTACCGGCACGATGGTTGCCCGCGCAGGACCGCGGAAGCTGACGTGATCGCCTGCGAGGAAGAGGCGCTATGAGCGCGCAGCCCGACATCGCTCTGGCGCTGCCGTCGCCGCCGTCCGCGAACCGGCTGTGGCGACGCGCCTCCGGCAAACCACGCGAGCGCACGCCGGAATACTCAGCCTGGCTGCGCGATGCTGGATGGGAAGCGCGGCGTCAACTCGTCGGTGTGCCCACCATCACCGGCTGCTTCCGCGCCGAGATCCAGATACCGGAGAAGTCGCGCCGGGATTCCGACAATTGGAGCAAGCCGCTGTTCGACCTGTGCCAACACATCGGCGCCGTGCGCAACGACAGCGGGCTGCGCGGCTATCGCGTCGATCCGGTGGACCGCAGTGACGTGCTGGTAGCGCTGTGGGCCGTGCCAGGCCCCGAGCAGCGTCAGCCGCCGCCGTTGCGCCTGTCCAGGCGCAAACGGTCTGTGCGGCCTACGCAGGCTGCGCTCGCGGCATGGCGACGGGGGACGGCATGACCGATCGCTCCAAGCTGCGAGTGGCGGGATTTTCCCTGCGCATCGAGAACATCCGCATCGGCCTGTGCGACGATCCCGACCGCATTTGGATGGATCGAGACGGCGAGGGTGGGGAGTTCTCGCTACGGGAGTTCGCCGACGTGCTGCATCAGTTCATCAGCGAGCGACTGTGATGACCGCGCGCACCGTCCCGCCGGGTCGCATGATCATCTCACGCGCCGTCCTCGCGTCGCTGGAAGCCGGCGGCTACGCGGGCGAGATCAGCGTGTGGTCGTGCAAGTACGAGTGCGAGATCCACCGCGCTGCGGGCGGCGTCGAGGTCGTGCTGTGGCAGCCTGCCGGCGGCGTGGTGCCGGCTGATGGCTACCGCCAGCCGGCGATTGACGGAGAGGCGGCATGATCCGCATGGACGGAATCGACCGCATCGTTCATAAAGCGAAACCCGCCAGCGTTGGAGCGCTGACGGGCCTGAAGCTGATGCAATCGGCCGGCGGGCCGTTCGCTAGAAGGGCGCGTGATAACTCCCTTTTAGCGGATAGCGCTCCGGGCCGCAACCCCGGAGTCATGCCTTGCATATCGGTCCCATTCAGCCCGTCAGGCACATTGCCGTGACGGTCGTTCTCACCCCTGACCAAGAGCGCGCTTTCGCTGAAATCCAGGCGGCGGGCGGCGAGGGGGTGTTTCACCTGCTCACCGGCTATGCAGGGTCCGGCAAGACCACGCTGGTGCAGCATTGCGCCGACGCCTGGCAGCACATGGACGTGGTGCTGACCGCGCCGACCCACAAAGCCGTGGCCGTGCTGGCGCGCAAGCTGGCTTCGACCGGGGTCGATCTACCGTGTGTGACCATCCATAGCCTGTTGAGCCTGATCCCCAGACCGCACGGCGATCGAATGGTGTTCGAGCGCAAGCGCCGCGCCAAGCCGGTGACGGCCGATATTGTCGTGATCGATGAGGCGTCGATGCTGGGCGCCGACTTGATGCGGCATATCCGCCGGCACCTGCCGATGGCGTTCGTGCTGTTCGTCGGCGATCCCGCCCAGTTGCCGCCGGTCGGCGAGGTGGAAAGCGAAGCCTTCGCCATCAAAAGCCGCAGCCATCTCGACACGATCATCCGCCAGTCCGCCGACAACCCGATCCTCGATGCCGCCCATGCCGTCCGCGCCTCGCAGGGTGGTCCGGCCGATTGGTCATGGATGAGCCAGGTCCGCGCCGCACCGCTCGGCGTCTATATGCCGGCCGACGCGGCGACGTGGATGCGAGCGGGGTTCTGCTCGGAGCGGTTCAGGGACGATCCGGACAGCTTCCGGTATCTGGCCTGGACCAATGCGCGCGTTGCCAGCGTCAACCGCCAGGTCAGGCGGTGGATTTATGGCGGCGACACGCCGACGCCGTTCATGCCGGGCGAGCGCGCCATTGCCCGGTCGCCGGTGTTCATGGCCGACGGGCAGACGCTGCTGATCAGCACCAACGAAGAGGCGACGGTCGAGAAGATCGGCCCTGGCACGTTCGCATATGCGCTTCAGGAGCGTGGCCCGGCAAGGGCGTGGACAGCGATGGTGCCGTCCTGGCGCGTCGATCTGCTGAAGGACGGCGGCGAGCGTGTCACCATCGATATCCCGCGCGATGAGCGAGCCTATCAGAAGGAACTGGCCAGGATCGCGGATGAAGCGGGAGACCATCGGGATAGATGGGGCGATTTCCACGCGGTGAAGCAGCGCATGGGCAGCCTCCAGGCGCCCTATGCCATGACGGTTCACACCTCGCAGGGGTCCACGTTCCGCAACGTGTTCGTTGACATCGCCGACATCCGCAAGCGCGTGGACAACGTATTGGAGATGCAGCAGCTTCTCTATGTTGCGGTGACGCGGCCGAGCCACGCGCTTGTTCTGGTGAATGCGGCATGACCACGCTGCACCCAGATATCGAGCGCGCCGCCCTAGTCGGCTGGCACCTCTACCCGTCCAGTCGGCGTACGCGGCATGCCTGCTTCGCCAATGCCACCAATCAGGCGACCGCCGATCTTAACGTCCTCGCCCGCTGGACCCGCGAATTCCCGTGCTGCAATTGGCGCGTCGTCGTCGGTCCATCCCGCGTCTGGGGCCTCGATCTGGATACGCCGCCGATTCACGCCCATGACGGCATTTTGGCCATGGGCGAATTCGTGAAGGTTCACGGCGCGCTGCCGCCGCGTCCGGTCATGCGTTCCGGCGGCGGCGGACTGGCCATGTTCTTCGCCTGGAATGGCGAGCGGATCATCGGCGAAGGTGGCAAGCCGGCGCCCGGCATCGACCCGCGCCGCGGCCGGCAATCACAGACCATCCCGCCGTCCGTCCACCACATCACCGGCAAGCCATACCGCTGGCTGGTGGCACCATGGGATCTAGCGCCGCCCGCCGCGCCCGGTTGGCTGCTGCGGTTGTTGGAGCCGGCGCCGGAGCCCAAGCATATCGTGCCGGTGCAAACCAACGACCTGGCACGCAACCGGCTCTACCGTGCCGCGTCTGCCGTGGTCACTGCCGGCGAGGGCAAGCGCAACGACGTGCTTAACCGCCGGTCCTATCAGGTCGGCATCCTGATCGGCGGCGGGCTGCTCGGCGAGCAAGAGGCGATCGAGGCGCTCTACGCCGCGGCACGCGCCGCCGGGCTGGATCATTCGGAGGCCAAGGGCACAATTCGGTCAGGTTTGAATTCCGGCATGCGCCGGGGTGGTCATGGATGACATGCCAGACCCGAAAATTCGGCCTTTCCCCTCCGATCGCGCGGCGGGAACGTCCGCATGGTTCGCCCGGTTGCAGCGCAATGCCGAGGGCGCCTTCCTACCCACGGTGGCGAACGCCATGACCATCCTGGCAAATGATCCCGTCCTGTCGGGCATGCTGTCCTATAACGCCTTCACCTCGGCGCATCTGCTGATGAACCCGCCGCCGCTGGCCGATGAGGATGCCCATGGGTTGCCCGGACCCTATCCGCGTTCCTGGGGAATCGAGGACGTGGCGCTGCTGCAAGGCTACCTGCAGCGCGTCTGGTCGCCGAAGTTCGCCCGCGGCACCGTCGAGGACGCCATGCTGGCCGAGGCGGCACAGCGGCAGTTTCACCCCATCCTGGCATGGCTCGACACCCTACGCTGGGACGGCAAGCCGCGGCTGGACCTGTGGCTGATCAACACCTTCGACGCCGCCAATACCGATTATCACCGCGCGGTCGGCGCCAAGTTCCTGATTGCCGCCGTCCGCCGGCTGCGCCAACCCGGCTGCAAGTTCGACCACATGATGGTACTCGAAGGGGCGCAGGGCATCGGCAAGTCCACGGTGCTGCGCGACCTGTTCGGCGAAGAATGGTTCTCCGACGCCATCCCGCCCGACCTGTCCAGTCGCGACGCCGCCATGGCGCTTCTCGGCGTCTGGTGCCTGGAATTCTCCGAGATCGAGCACCTGATCCGCGCCGAGGTCGAGACCATCAAGGCGTTCCTGTCCCGCTCGGTCGATCGCTACCGGCCGCCCTACGGCAAAGCCTACATCGAGCGGCCACGCCAGGGGATCTTGGTCGGCACCACAAATTCCGACGACTACCTGCGGGATTCGACCGGTAACCGCCGCATCTGGCCAGTCCGCTGCAAGGTGGCGTCACCCGCCTGGGTGCGCGCCAATCGCGAGCAGCTATGGGCCGAGGCGGCAGCGCGGGAGGCGGCGCGCGAGTCAATCTGGCTGGATGATGAGGGGGTACAGAATAGCGCCATCGATATCCAGACCGACCGACTGACCGAGGACGTATGGACAGATCGCATCGTTGGCTGGCTCGGCGGTCGCTTCGAGGTCCGCATCCCGGAAGTCCTGTCAGAAGCCGTGCAAGTGCCGGCGGAACGCCAGGGCAAGGCCCACCAGATGCGCGTCGGCGCCATCCTGCGAGGTCTCGGATGGACCAGAACTACCCGACGACGACAACGATTGACCAAGCTCTGGCTCGCGCCGGGATACGATCCAGAGCTTAGTGAGACTGACAAGTGAAAAAACCACCGTTACCGCCGCTCATCAGGGAGCAAACGGGGGTGGTAACGCCCTGCTACCACCTTTTGGCACTTTCTTGGGCGGGAGGTAACGGTAGGTGGTGACGGAATTTCTCAACGTTTCTAATCTCTTAACCTCTGTTACCTCTGTTACTTTTAAGGATAAAAGAGATATGGGACAGGATGCTGTGAAAGGGTACGGAAATAGAGGTGCAGGTGGAACAGGTGGTGTCACGTTTTTTGGACTGACATTGCGCCGCATGACCCACCCCGCCGCCACCCGGAGGATCGCGCCGTGATCCACGCCATCGCCCGCTGCAGTGACGTGCTCGGCGGCGTCCTCTGCGTCGCCACCGTCAGCGATGCCGTCGCCGCCCTCTGGATCAACGCCGCCGTCGCCGCCGTCCTCGCCAGCATCGCCTTCGTCATCGCCGACATGCTTCACCGCGACTCACGGAGGACCGCCTCATGTGCTTCTCGCTAGGTTATCTCGTCCAGATTTTGATATTCCTCGTCGTCCTATGCGCGCTGATCGCCATCTTCCGCATCTGGATACTGCCCATGCTCAGCAGCGTGGACCCGCGCATTCCCGCCACCATCAACATCATCATCTGGGCAGTTGTGTGCATATTCGTAATATACGTCTGCGCCGACCTGTTGTTCTGCGCCATGGGCAGCGGCCCGATATTCCCCAGGACACGATGATGACCGAACGCGAGCGCGATCTCCTCCGCCTACTCGCCCATGCCCTGGCCAACCTCGGCGATCTCGAAACCCGCCAGCGTATCCGCGCCGCCGTCGTCGCCATGGATCTCGAATGCGAACTCGCCGAGGCAGACACAGACGCAGCCGCAGTCCAGGAAGCCATCGCACGTCAGACAGATCCAGCAGGTGCCAGGATGTTGGCAGACCGCGTAGCCCGCGATATCCCCGACGCCGAGACCCGCCGTGCCGTCGAGCAGGCGATGCAGGCGGCACACCAGGGCATCAGCACGCTGCCCATCGCCCATACAGGCCCCGGATACACCAACTCGCCAGACGCTATCCTCCAGCAACAGGCCACAGACGCCGCCTGGAAAGCGTACAGGGCCGCGCAACCGTCAGGGGGTCATGTGGGTGCGGAGAACGGCCAGGGGCCGCGTAGCGCGCTCTCAGGGCCGGGAAACGGGGTGTCCAAGCCGGGGCACGACTGGATATACGCCGGAACCCCTGGCCAACGCTGCCTCCGATGCAACGCCCTGGCCTCGGAACTGATGCCCGGACCGGCTCAGTCCTTCCCGCCATGCCCAGGGCCGCCGCCAGGTTTCGGACCGCTCAAGTGGTCGCCGTGATCACGCAGCACGCCGACGCCACCCAGACGGCACCGGATGCAGCGCGTGGCTCGTGGCCAGCGCCCGTAGCCACTGGGCGATGGCAGGCGGAACCTCCAGCCGGCCCGTCGCCCACCGCCAGGGCAGCGCCTCGCTGCACCCCAGCAGCCCCGCAACGTGGCGGCGCGACCAGCCAAGGGCGTCGAGGATGGCGTCGAACTCAGGGCCGGTCACGACGGCACTTTCGCCCAGGCTGCCACCAATGCGGCATTGCGAGTCAGATCAGCGCTCATGGATTGGATGAAACTTGCCACCATCTCGGGAGCAAAGGCGCACGCTTCGCGCTGCCCGTGGGTCAATACCGCGTTCTCAGCATCATCAGCCAACCGGCTAAGCACCTGCGCAAAGGCCATAATAGCCTCCGAGGCAGCAACGCCCGCTGCCGTCACTTCGTCAATCCGTGCGTCAATGTCAGCCATCGTCCGTCTCCTGTGTCGCGGGTGGGGTCAGTCAGGCCAAAACGCGATCTCGGGGATCAGCGTTACGCCGGTTTCAGCGTCGGGACGCGGCCGGACGTAAAGCCAGATGTTATGACCCGAGCAGGTGCCGCGCTCCACGTCGTAGCCAATGAAGGCTTCAAACGTGAAAACGTGACCATTCTCGGTCCAATTATCGAGCCGCGCGGTGCGGCAGTAACCACGCTTTCCAAACTCACGACGAGCCTTGCGATTAGCAAATGCAACCGCAGCACCGTGCGGGCTATCAGCCTCAACGGCCTTGAACCCATCGCATCCGTAAATACCCATCGTCCGTCTCCCGTTCCCGAGGGGCCATCCCCTCTGCTGGTAGCGATTATCGCTATCTATGGGGCGGGTGTCAACAGCTATTCCGTGCCAAGGCGAAACTTTCTTCAGGCCACCACATGACCATGTTCCGCTTCGACAGCTCCCGCACCACGACCGCGCAGCTCGCCGCCCTGCGCGATGATGTCCAGGCACTCGCTAGGTCGGTCTCCGACCTCACTCACAGGATCATCACCATGTCCGGCTCCATCGACACCGCCATCGCCGACCTCACCGCCCGCGTGCAGGCCGATACCGACGCAACCAACGCTGCCGCCACCATGATCAACGGCTTCGCCGCCCAACTCGCCGCCGCCGTCGCCGCCGCCCAGAGCGCCGGTGCCACCACCGCCCAACTACAGTCGTTCACCGACCTCGGCACTAAAATCCAGGCCAACGCCGACGCACTCAGCGCAGCCGTAACCGCAAACACCCCGGTCGCAACCCCTAGCCCCTGAGCGCTGTTCTCGTCGTGGCAGACAGCAAAGATGCGCTGGTAACTAGGATTCATCGCGAACGATATGCGTCCTGGATCATCCACAACTCCACCACCCAGAGCATCATGCTGCTGCGCGCCGCCGCCTTCATCGCGCTTCAAATCGAGTTAGGATGCAAGCCAACCGGCGAGCGCTGTAAGGCCGGCACCAAGGAATGGCGCGAATGCTCCTGCGGCCTGAAATACGATCACGCTCTGAGCCAGGCCCGCAGCCTCATGGTCCAATGGGAAACCGAGGACATCGAGCAGGAGCGCATCCGCCTGGAAGAAGAGGCGATCAGCGACACATGGACGGAATGACGACACTCATTGACACGCTACCGGATACCGGGTTAGATACCGCTGTCGCACCGTATGGGACACTTCCCGTACGGTGCGGACGCATGCCAGAAACCTCGTTCTGGGCTGTCTGTCAGACGCACCCGCAAGCTGAGCGCTGGGCACAGGTCAATCTGACCCGTTGCGGATATCAGTCTTATTTGCCGCTCGCCGCAGTCCGTCGCCGCGACCGCGTATTGTCCTCGCTCTGGCATACCGTCCTCGTGCCGCTGTTCGGCAATTACCTGTTCGTCCGCATGACCGCGCGCGATTCATGGACACCAATCCGATACTGCCCCGGAGTGCTTCGTCTGATCCTCGCATCCCACAACAGCCACCCAGACCGCGTGCCACGCGGCATCGTAGAGGCCATACAGGCCGGTGAGGCCGCCCGCCTCTCTCCCGCCGCCGCCACATCCTCATGGGCACCAGGCGCACCCTGCCGCCTCGCTGCAGGCCCCTTCGCCAACCACGACGCCGTGGTCCTCACCGTCAACCTTCCCGCATCCGTCGCCAGCGTCGGCGTCATCATCTTCGGCGCCGTCCGCTCCCTCACCGTCCCGCTCGCCTCCCTCATCCCGCGCGAGGAGCCACGATGAAGCCGCCGCCCAAGTCCATGCGCGCCGCCATCGCAACCGTCGATCGCACCGCCGGATCGCCACCCTCCCGCGGCCGTGGCCTCACCCCGCCCGCCGCCATGACCGCGCCAGGCACACCCCTCACGCCCGTCGCGCGCGTCAACCCTACCGTCGAGCGCAAGGTCCAGCGACCCATGCCGCCAGGCTTCAACGGCGGGCAGCGCTGATGGCCAAGCTCACCGCGAAAGGTCGCGATCGGTTGTCCGATGCCAAGTTCGGCGAACCTGGCGAGCGCAAGTATCCGATGCCCGATCGCTCTCACGCCGCCAACGCCAAGGCGCGCGCCTCGCAGGCCGAGAACGCCGGCCGCATGTCAGCGTCCGAGAAGGGGCGTATCGACGCCAAGGCCGATCGCGTTCTGCGCAAGAAGTAACCCCAGCAACAGGAGATCCCCATGGCCACCAATCCCGCCACCGTCGCATCCAACCGCGACATTCAATACGGCAAGTCCGTCTCCCGCGTCACCGCGCCGCACCCCAACAACTCCGGCGCCGACGCCCTCCGCGCAGGCATCGCCCGCGTCAACAAGTGCATGGCCAACGACAAGGCCAGCAAGCCCGATCGCACCGGACAGAGCGAGTAGCTAGATCAGCAGCCCGCGCAGTTGGGCGAAGTCGATCGGATGCTTGGCGCCCTTCGCTATGTTGCAGGTAGGACAAAGCGCCTGGATGTTGCGGCTGTCGTTGGAACCGCCTCGTGCCAACGCCACGATGTGGTCAATGTGGTAACGCTTTGACAGACGCTTGCGACAGTAAGCGCAGTGATGTCTCTGAGCTTTCAGGATGAACTCGACATCTTGCGGAGTGAATGTGCCGGCCGAAGCGCGCTTTTGAGCCCTCCGCGTCGCTTCCTTGGTAACTGCTCGCTTTTGCACCTTAAGCAAATTGCGTTGCCGCCATGCTGCGTTTAGTTCGCGCTTTCGTTCAAGGTTGTCAGTGCCCCACTTTTTCCTCTGCTCCTTGGCCCGTTGCGGATTGGCGTAGTACCATTCCTTGGCTCTCTTGCGATGTGTTTCGGCGTTGTTCACAGAAAGCTTATGAAGGCGGGCTAGAGCTTCTTCACGATGGTCGGTGTGCCATTTACCGGCGCGCGTCTTGTTGCACTCGCAGCAGTCGCTGTTGCGGACCCACCGTCTCGCAATGTGCATGTGCTTACATGGCTCACCGGTAAAATAGGTCGGTAATCCGGCATTCTGTGCCTCCCTGCGGCTAATCAGGTTCTCGTCCATCGTGCCGTTCGGCGCTTTGTGGTCCATCCCGTAACTATACACTATCGAAAACAAGGAGTATACACAAATGGCTGGACTTCATACCAACGGCCTTCCCCTCGTTGCACCCGGCCTTCCCGGCGCTGGCGTCTACACCACGCTCACCGGCTACGAACTCGTCCCCGCCGATACCGGCCGCGCCACCACCACCGGCGCCGCCCCCGCCTCCGTCGCCGTCTCCCTGTTCCAGATCGCCGCACTCGCCGGCTCGATCGCCCTCAACACCGCCACCGAGGCCGCCAACGCCGCAACCCTCTCCACCCTCTCCGGGCGCATCGTCACCGCAGGCACCGCCGTTGCCGCCAACGCAACCTTCATCATCACCGTGACGAACACCCTGGTGACCACCGCGTCCGTCATCCAGACGCAGCTATCGCCCGGCACCAACACCGTCCCCGGCATGATCGTGCAGTCCGTCGTGCCCGCCGCCGGCTCGTTCGTCGTCACCCTCCGCAACACCGGCACCGCCGCGAGCAACGGAACCATGATCCTCGCGTTCCAGATCGCCGCGGCGTAGGCGTATTCTAATTTAGACAGGTACGATGGCGAAGGGGCGAAAGACTGGCGGACGGGTCAAGGGTTCAGTCAATAAGCTGGCCGCTGACATTAAGGGACTGGCGCAATCCTATGGTCCGTCTGCAATTCGCCGCCTAGCCGAACTGAGCGGTCTGCTGGTCGGCGAGGACGGCCAACTACTACCTCCCGCCGAGTCTCAGTCAACCCAGACCATGGCCATCAAGGAACTCCTCGACCGTGGTTTTGGCAAAGCCACCCAACTGATCGCAGGCGACGATGACGAGGCGCCCGTTGCTATCAGCATGAGAGTGAAGTTTGTCCGCCCATCTGGAACTGGAAGCCGACCTTCCTGAACGTCTGGCGCCGCTGTTCGACCATGCACGCTACAAGGTGCTGTATGGCGGACGCGGCGGTGCCAAGTCGTGGAGCATTGCGCGCACCTTGCTGATCATGGGCGCGCAACGCCCGCTTCGCATCCTCTGCGCCCGTGAGTTCCAGTCATCCATCGCCGACAGCGTGCATAAGCTGCTCGCCGACCAAATCTTTGAACTCGGCATGGCCGATCAGTTCACCGTCGAGAAGGCCACGATCTACCATGCCAACGGCACCGAGTTCCGCTTCGCCGGCATCCGCACCAATATCGGCGCGATCAAGTCATTCGAGGGCATTGACATCTGCTGGGTCGAGGAAGCGGTCAACGTCTCGCGGCATTCGTGGATGACGCTCATTCCGACCATCCGCAAGGATGACTCGGAAATCTGGGTGTCGTTCAACCCCGAGCTTGAGACCGACGAGACTTACCAGCGCTTCGTGGTCAAGCCACCGGCTGGCGCCATCGTCATCCCGATCGGATGGCAAGACAACCCGTGGTTCCCTGATACACTGCGTGCCGAGATGGACGATCTGCGCGAGCGCAGCATCGATGACTACCTCCACGTCTATGGGGGCGCCTGCCGGCAGACGCTCGACGGTGCGGTGTTCGCGCAGGAGATACGCGACTGCGTGGCACATGAGCGCATCACAAGCGTGCCCTATGTGTCAACCAAGCCGGTGGATACGTTCTGGGATCTCGGCAAACGCGACTTCTGCTCGATTTGGTTTGCGCAGGTGGTGAACTTTGAGTTCCGCGTGATCGATTTCTATGAGAACTGCGGCCAGCAGCTTCAGCACTACGTCAAGGTGCTCAAGGAGCGGCCCTATGCCTATGGCACGCATTGGCTGCCGCACGACGCTGACCATGACCTGCTGGCCAGCGAGCGCACCATCACGCAACAGATGCGTGCAGCGTTCTCCAAGGTTCAGGTGCTTGGCCGGTCGAGCAAGGTGACGCAGATCGAGGCCGGACGGTCGATCTTCGGACAGTGCTGGTTTGACCGTGAGAATGCCGCACACGGCGTGCAGCATCTTCGGCACTACCAGTACGACGTTGACCCTGAGACCGGCCAGCGCTCGCGTGAGCCGTTGCACGATGAGCATTCGCACGCCGCGGATGCGTTCATGGTGATGGCGATGACGCTGCGCGAGGCGAAGGTGAAGCCCGCGTTCAAGCCCGTTCCGCCGCGTCCTCTGACCCTCCAGCGCAGCGGCAGCGGCGGGGCGTGGCTCGGACGATGATTGCCCCGTTCCCCTACTTCGGTGGCAAGCGATCGGTGACGGCCGACGTGTGGGTGCGGCTTGGGGCTGTGGATCAATACATCGAGCCGTTTTGCGGCTCGGCTGCCGTGCTGCTGGCCGCACCTCGTCCGGCGTCGCTCGAAGTCGTCTGCGATGCCTCGGGGTTCATCGCCAACTTTTGGCGCGCGGTGAAATATCAGCCGGCCGCCGTCGCCGAGTGGGCCGACTATCCGGTGTCGCACATCGACCTGGGCGCCGCGCATATCTGGCTGATGGCGCAGCGTGAGGCGATCGGCGCCGGCCTGCAGGACATCGAGTGGCCGGGGGACGCCAAGGCGGCTGGGCGCTGGCTACACGGTCAGTGCTGCTGGATTGGCTCCGGTTGGTGTGAGTGGGCAGGTTCCGCACGCCAGCGATGCGGGCATGGGCATCCAGGCCTTGGGGAAGGCGACGACGCCACCTCTGCGGGCATGGGCATCCAGGCCGTGGGGAAGGTGCCGCACGCCAGCGATGCGGGGAGGGGTTATGACCACCTCTTGACATCCTCCGGCCGCACCGCATGGCGGTGGCTGCACAAGCTCGCCGACCGGCTGGAGCGCGTCCGTGTGGTGCATGGCGACTGGACGCGCTGCCTCAACAACCACTTCGGCGGCGCCAGCACCGCGGTGTTCCTCGATCCGCCGTATCGGTCATACGAGCGGCTGTATGGTGATCAGGCGCCGGTTGCCGATGCGGTCGAGGCATGGGCGCGGGATAACGCGCATCTGCGGATTGCGCTTTGCGGCCATGCTGATGACTATGCCCTGCCAGGCTGGGATGCCGTGCCGTGGTCGCGCGGGCGGTTCACGTATTCAGGTAGCCAGACCACGGATCAGGAGTGCGTCTGGTATTCTCCGGCGTGCTTGCCGCGTCGCCAGGCCGATCTGTTCGCGTGCCTCGATCCCGAGGATGAGCGGGTAGCAAAAGCATTTTCGGCGGCCGCCGACTAGCGCATGAGCGACGTTCTCACCCGCGACACCGACGACAACACGTACGGCATCTCGCCTGATCCGATCGTGCGCGAGGCGCATCGGCGATTCGATCGCTGCCAGAAGTGGGAGGCCACCGCACGCCTGCGTTGGATCGATGACTATAAATTCGCCAACGGCGACAGCGACAACCACTATCAATGGCCGGACGAAATCTACGGCCAGCGCGAGAACGAGGCAGCACCGACGCTGACCATCAGCAAGGTGCGCCAGCACAACCTCCAGATCATCAACGACGCCAAACAGCGCAAGAGCAGCATCAAATACCGCCCGGTCGGCGATGGCGCCACCGCCAAGGCGGCCGAGGTGTACGAGGGCATCGTCCGTCACATCGAGAACGTGTCCAACGCCAGCGTGCATCGCGGGATGGCCATCGAATTTCAGGTGCAGGCCGGGCTGGGCTTCACGCGCGTCACCACCGACTATGAGCACGATAAGACCTTCGATCAGGAAATCTACATTCGCGGCATTCCCGATCCGTCCGCGTGCTACCTCGATCCCGACGCCGTGGAACTCGACGGCTCCGACGCGCGCTATGGCTTTGTGTTCGCCGACCGCCCGCGCGCTGCGGTGCTGAAGGAATACCCGCAGCTTGAGGGCAAGATCACCACGACGAACGCGGTCGATGGCAGCAGCGCCGGATGGGTGCGCGAAAAGACCGTGCGCGAGTGCGAATACTACGTGATCGTGGAGACCGAGGACGAGCTGCTAGGCAGCCCCGATGGCGATGTGATCCTGCGCAGCGCGATCAACGCCAAGCTGTTGCGCGAGTGGGAGGCGCAGGTCGAGGCGGACGGCGGCGAGCTCAAGCGCCGGCCCGTCGTCACCAAGCGGCTCAAGTGGTACAAGATCATCGGCGATCACGTCGTGGACGAGAAGGACCCGCCTGGCCGTTCCGTCCCGATCGTGCCGTGGATCGGCGAGCAGACCGTCATCGACAACGTGCTCGACCGCAAGGGTCACACCCGCGCGCTGAAGGATGCGCAGCGGATGTTGAACTACAATCGCAGCGCGAGTGTCCAATACGGCGCGCTACAGGGCAAGATGCCGTGGATGGGCTCGGCGCGGGCTATCGAGGGATACGAGACATACTGGCAGACCGCGAACCGCGAGAACCACGCGATCCTGCCGTACAACGACGTTGACGAGAACGGCCAGCCGATCGAGCGGCCAACGCGCGTTGAACCGCCGGCATCGGCGCCTGCTTTCATCGAGGGGGCGACGGCGGCAGAGCGGGACATGATGATCGCCTCCGGCCAGTATGAGGCCGAGATGGGCGCCCCGAGCAACGAAGTTTCCGGCCGAGCCATCAATGAGCGCCAGCGCCAGGGCGACCGCGCGACGTACCACTTCACCGACCAGCAGGCCATCGCCATCCGCCGCGAGGGGCAGATCCTGCTGGAACTGATCGCCGAGGTGTATGACACCCGCCGTGTCAAGCGCATCCTGGGCGAGGACGGCACCGAGGACAGCGTGACCATCGACCCGCAATGCCAGGGCGCCTGCCAGGTCACCGAGAACGGCGTGCTGTTCAACCCGCGTGTGGGGCAGTATGCGGTCGTCTCGGATGTCGGGCCGGACTACGCGACGCAGCGGCAGGAGGCATTCCAGGCGATCGTGCAGATTCTGACGCAGGCGCCGCAGCTTATCGACCGTGTGGGCGATCTGCTGTTCCGCGTGGCCGACTTCCCGCTGGCCGACGAGATGGCCGAGCGGCTGAAGCCGGGCCTGTCGCCCGAGGCGGCCAAGGCGGTTGATGCGTTGCAGAAGCAGTTGCAGATTGCGCAGGCGGCTGGCGCGAACGCGCAGCGGCTGCTGTCCGAGGCGATGCAGTCTCTGACCGAGGAAAGGCTGAAGAGCAAGGCGCGGGATCAGGAGGCGGTGATCGACGCCTTCGATGCCGACACCAAGCGGCTGAGTGCGCTGAAGGATGCGCTGCCGCTCGATCCGGTGGCGTTGCAGGCGCTGATCCGCGAGACGGTGCGGCAGGCGTTGCAGGACAATCTCGGGCCGGCGGTGATGTCGGCGCAGCCGGGCTTGCAGACGCTGGCGGCGGGTGGTTCGCTGCCGGGTGCGACGGGCGCGGTGCCGATTACCGGCACGCCTGGAGGCCCGGCGCATCCGCTGGTGCCGAATGTGGGGCAGCAGGCGGCAACGCCGGGAGGGGCGTGATGGACGTGTCAGAGGATTTGCGGCTGACTGCCAATGAGATAGCGGTCGAGGTGATTGACGCATTCTCTGCACTGCACCCGTCAATTCGGATGAACCGGGACGAATGGGCAGACTTGGCAGAGATGATTACGCGCGAAGTTCTTGGCTCGTTTTGTCCGTCTGAGGTGCGCCTGAACGGTGACGCGCAGCGTGCCAGGGATTTGTTGGGACAGGATCGCGCGTGATGGAGGTCAACCGCGGCACGCTGACACTGCTGCACGCACGAATGGAGGAGGGATTGCGCTGCTTCTCCGAGGCGCTGGCGCAATTCGCCGATGAACTTGACGCGGGCGCTGATCCGCATGTGGTGGCCGTGATGCTGCGGCAGTTCTCGGCCGAACTCGACAGGGTGACACGCTGATGCCGTTGACCAAGAAGGGCGAGACCGTGAAGCGCGCGCTCGACAAAGAATATTCTGACCGAGGCGAGAACGTGCTGTATGCGATGATCAATTCCGGCAAGCTGAAGG